AGCAGGAGGTTCTCTCGCGTTGTATATCCGGATTTCATATTCAGGCATATACATTATCATCGACGAAATACACCGATGATGAAAGTTATAGAATTCAGTCTCGCCGAAATAAAGAAGGTGGATGATTTTGGGGATGTGGGAGCAGGGGTCGGTTGGATATAACATTCCAAGATTCGCTACCGACGATTCTTTGATAAAATCGGGGAGTTCCGACTCGCTGTCGTTGATAGCACCGCTGTTGGTGGTCGGCGACGGCGTATCTACGATTTCCTCGAACTGTTGTATCGCTACACTCGGATTGAGGACGAAATTCGCACAAGCCCGATAAAACCGGACATAATTCGTGTCGCGTTTATTGAACATCGGAAAATAATCCAGATACATATCTGAAATCGCTACGAGTTTTTCCTGGTCTTTGTGATAATGATACTGGTTATGGATTTCCTGGAGCATTTGATTTCGGTCCATATATTTACTAGCGGATTGGTGGTAATGATATCGGGCAGTAGCAGTGATGGCAACAGAGCTAGCAGCCGAAGGCGTTGGATGAGAGTATTGCCCCCACACCATACCACGCGACCTGTATTCTTCTTTTTGAATATTATCACGGCATAACAGTTCATAATAATCGTCAAATCCGTGTTCGTCCACTATACATGCAGAAACCATTTGGTCCCACGCTCTTGTTGGCTCGATGGTATAATGTGCGTGCCGTTGTTGAACGCGGCATATATCATCCACCGCGACGATGGTATGGTTTCCTGCCGCTAGTCTTTTCGAATTGAGAATATCCTTCATCGGGATATCGTCTTGATGACCGCCATCGATAAAAATGAAATCGAACCGTAATGGCGGGGCTGTAAGCGGGTTCTTCATACGATGAGCGACCTGCTCTTCATATTTCGGAATAGTTACTGTGCTGTCACCGGTAACGAGGGTGTGACGACCCGGAAATACCGAATCAATATATCGCTTCGCAGCAAACACATAGGCATATTCACCCAAGTCAAAACTCACGATTTTGGTTTCAGGCGGCGTAATTGCCAGGAAAAGGAGGGCGGAATGACCAGCATTAAAACCGATTTCCATAATTGATTTGGGGGATGACGCAGCCACAAGCTCACGAAGCCGGTCGACTTGATGCTTGATTTGAAATGACCCGCCTTCGACGATATAATAATCGGCAATTGCTTTGGTTAATCCATCGAGTAAATCGACGGCGGCAGTCATCTCTATACCGAATGGAATAATTTGTTTATTGTGTATTGTTTATATGTTATTCTTTGACTGGGCGACGCGTGACTGACTGACCGACTGTCTGTCAGGAAAAAATTGAAATGTTTTTCATCTGTATCTCCAGATGACAGCTACATCGACAACGAAATAACGACACCAATGTTTTCCTTCCTCAAGAACGGCGATATCAACAATACTATCAGGGCAATCACCAATCTGCCATCTTTATTCACTTCGGACGGCGACAAAATCAAATACTCGGCATTGAATTATGCCACCGCGATGCGACACAATATCAGTGTTGGAAACCCGATTTTCGCGAATATCATTCCAGCTCTTAGCGAGATTGAACGCCGTGATATCGAGAGCATCACAACGGGGCGCTTACCCACGCCGACGCCGACGCCGACGCCGACGCCGACGACGCTCTTATCACCCTTTACCAATATCGAGAACGCAACACTCGCGTTGATTCTGGCGAAAGAATTGGCGTATCTGAACCGCACCATTGAAATGATTTCACTCATCGCACGCAGGTATCAAGAAGAACAAGAAGACGACGACCATTCGGATTTCCCGATGTCTCAAATGAATGGCGACGACGACGACGAAGAAGCATTCATCGAAGATGACAATGTGTATAGTAGATACGGCGGCGGGATTAATGCCGGCATTGGAATGTTACAGCGGTCGCATTCGTCTTACGATAACGCGAATGATTACCGTGGTCACCGCTGCAGCCGCCGCCGTGCTCCTGAAAATCAGCTTGTCGCGACATTCCTTATCGCAAGCGGAAATCTTCAAACGAAATTGAGTAACTTGTGTGAACTTGTCGGAACATCTATCGTTGTCGTAAATGCAATGACAACGATAGACCAGCCACCCACCGAGGCGAATCGGGCGAAACAACTTCAGGCAGAGAATATCGTGATTTCGAGTGTATATACCGGGTTCTGCCAATGTAGAGCAGAACAACGCGACCCCATTGTCACCGCTTTCATCGAACTCCGCGACATCTCGGTTCACGCCTGGCGTATTATGTCGATGATGTCATTCTCGAATCTGTTTCGCTTGACAGCTGGCACCAAATTCGCAATCCACAGTCAACACCCAGATGACGCCATATTCACTCAAGGCCGTGATTACGGATTTCCCAGTCGACGAGCAGCGGAGACGATGATGACGGCAGGTGTGTATTTTCGTAGTAGTAGTAACACATCGACGGAGGCGACGGCAGCGACGGCAGCGACGGCAGCGACGGCAGCGACGGATACGGAGACGGAGACGGAGGCGAAGGCAGCGACGGAGACGGAGGCGACGGCAGAAGAATATATACCCGAATACGAATAATGCGATTGAATATACAACTCAGGTAAGTATTTTTTTATAGAAGTCTGGCCGAAAATAAAGAAACATACGCCAGTCAATTCTGAAATTAGAAAATGACATTGCATCAAGTATCGTTTGAAATTCAGAACTTTCAAGTGCTTGTTTCATTTGCAGGCCATCACCGTCACCGATTGGAATTCCAATCGCTCCTTGTGTCATTCCATATTTACCTTCACTGTCAATAATGACTTCATTAATTCCAGACTCTCCGAATATTACTTTCGGAACACCAAACATCGGAATATAGCCACCGTCGGCGGCGGTGGCGGCGGTGGCGATATGACATCGCGACGACCATAAAATACGCGCCCCTTTTTTTGGTGTTGAATGTATTACCGGAAAACGGTATATTTCATTTGGCGTAGTGCTCACCCAACTCTGGTCGGAACCATACTGACACCGACTAAAAATGACGCGGGGGGCGGTGGAGGTGGCATCGTGGTCAGGAATTAGCATAAGCTGTTCTATCCGTTCATATCCGTAATTTGGCAAAAAAAACCGCCACCTCGATAAATCAAATGAAGAATCTATCACGCCTGTTTGGTCTTTGAGAATCGTAGTGTCGATGGCGGGTGTCGTCGTCGTGTTCGGGACACGTTTTTGTATAACATAGAAATCATATCGAGTTTGGACGCCAAAATCTCTCAATCCGTCCAATTTACTGTGTATTTCTAGATACTTCATATGATTTTCGTGCACCATCAAATTGAATAAAGTTTTGACTGTCGGTTTCGTGGATGGCGGTTTTCGCCAAAGTGCTGGATGAATAAATACAAGAAATCCATTGGGTTTGAGAATAGACACTGGAGCAGCTTGTAACGCTTTCTCTACGAATTTTGGCCACAAGTTACTGCCACCACCTTTTTTACCTTCGTGGGATTGGTCGGCATTGAACGGGGGATTACCCACGATGATGTCGAACTCGAAGCTTACAACGCCTTCGGCGAAACTCGCCGGAACCGTAGTCGAGACCGCGATGTCTAAAAAACTGCCACAGAATAGATTTACACCGTTGGCGAAGAACGAATTCTCTCGAATTCGAACACAACTTTCCGGATTATACTCGACCATATAAAGCATTTCACGGATGATGTGTCGGTGGCGAGTGCTCGTATCAGGAATTACACATTCGAGAGATTTTACAAGGCGGGTATAGACTTCTATAAAGAAATTCCCGAAACCAGCAGCAGGGTCTAGCCATTTTTTCGCGGGGTCAAGCCATACTTCAGGCGGTAGCTGGTCAAGCATTGCATTGATAATGGTTGGTGGGGTAAATACTTCCCCGAAGCGTTCTTTTTCGTATTGGCGAGGTTTTATATTTCCGGACATTCGTATTTTGTGATAAGAAAATAATGTATCGCATAAAACATAAATATCAATATAAACACTGTTATTGATATTTATGTATAAAAAGATGACGGTTCGTGAGCCAACATTCATCGAAGTATGTGCTGGTTGCGGAGGACTAAGCACAGGGTTTATGAACGCCGGATTTAAGCCGTTATTATTAAATGAACTGGAAAAAACATTCTGCGAAACTCTTTGCACGAATCATAAAGGTGAAAATATTATTCAAGGTAGTATGTTAGATTTAGATTTAACACAATACAAAGGTAATGTTGATATTTTACAAGGAGGTGTTCCCTGTCAGGCGTTCTCTCAAGCAGGGGAACGAAAAGGTCTTGATGACCCGAGAGGCAAGCTTATTATCCATTTCAATAAATTAATTCACGACTGCGAACCAAAAATGTTTCTTGTCGAAAATGTCAAAGGGCTTCTCTCACACAACGACGGTAAAACATTCAAAAGTGTGTTGGAATTATTTGAAAATAATGGAAAGTATCGCGTATATCACAAACTAGTAAACTCGAAGGATTATAATGTTCCTCAAAAACGAGAACGTGTCATCATTATCGGTGTTCTTTCAACGATTTCCAGAACATTTGAATATCCGCCGATTAGTGACCGTATCGTTTTGTTACGCGATGTTCTTACAAATGTGCCTCCCAGTATAGGTGCTGTTTATCCACCACATAAAGCAGAAGTTATGAAATTAGTTCCCCCCGGCGGCTGTTGGGTGGATTTACCAAAAGACATTCAAGAATCCTATTTGGGTGAAAAAGGTATGGCAGCTGAAGGAGGCAAACGAGGTATCGCAAGAAGATTATCTATGGATGAATTATCACTTACATTGACTACATCGCCTTGTCAAAAACAAACGGAAAGATGTCATCCGATTGAAACACGACCGTTGAATGTAAGAGAATATGCTCGGATTCAAACATTCCCCGATTCATATGTATTTTGTGGTGGAATGGCAAATCAATACAAACAAATCGGAAATGCAGTTCCTGTGAATATGGCGTTTGCATTTGCAAAGCAAATCAAGAAGTTTCTAGAGCTTGTTTAAGTTCGTCGAGTGTCTTATAATGAGAAAACACGAACTTCGTTGTATGTTCCAAATCGTCGAAAAATGTTTCACGACCGGTCATATGGTGATATGTTTTTCGTCCATTCCACACATCAACTCCTTTTGGAGCATTGAACCGGGCTACTTTACCATTAGGGCAGTTGATTTGAGCAAATATTGGATGTTTTCCTTGGTGTAATAATTTCGTAAGCGTTTCAATAATATGCTTTCCATCCGAACCTTTTGTTGTATTATTTTTATTTTTTACTTCATATATTTCGCGGCCGTCGATTGAACCAACATCGCATCCTGTAATATGACCATTTTTATATGTCTCATAACCAGGTATTTTTCCCATCAATTCCTCGTGAAAGTCGCCTATTTTCATTTCCAACACTTTCTGCGACATTCTGGCTGCTTCAGCGGCAGCCCATTTTTCATTATTCATATCATAGAAACCAGTAACCACAGCCTTTATAAACGGGTCTTCGCAATTTAGGTGTGCCTTATTTTGGTGTTTTTTTTCTAATACACTATAAATCCCTTTTACACAAAAAATAAAATCGTTCGGTTTTATTTCAGGTATTCTATACCAGGCAGGTAAACCTGATGACGATGGCTTTGACGACGGTTTCGGTTCTGGTTTTGGTGGCTGTGTGAATGATTTTTCGTGGTTTTGTTCTGGTGGCTCGGAATGCTTTTTTTTTCGGGTTTGTTCTGATTTATGGTGGCGTTGTCTTACTTTTTTTGATGAAATAACATTGGTTGGTGTTGGTATTTCTAAACTACCTTGTTGCAATCTGTTTTTTTTGGGTATTTTTTGACACTTTTTACTTTTATTTACCATACAATCTTCTCGTTTTTCGCACAGCTCGAGTTGGGTTATTTCTTTACATTGAACACCAGTATCATTCGCGTCATTTGTCGTATACCAATGTTTTAAATTTGGTGTAATTTCGTCTGTTGTTATTTTTTTTTTGAATATACTTGTCATATTGTATATAATATTATACACAAATTATTATACACAAACCAAAGAAAATATATGGCTCTCATGTGTGCGCTCGGCTATACAATCCACAATGTCCCGAACTTATTATCGCTCCGCGGCTACGTTTAATACTCCCTGAACTGGTCGCGAATGTGTTCGAACACGCTGATTGCGTCGCGAGCGCATGTCGTAACATACTCCGCCACAATCCCTTCATCCACACCCACGGTCTCTGCGAACCCGACACGAATCATACTATCCGGATTATGCGGGTGAATTTTGCGGAAAGCACAGTAAGTAACCGTCTGGTCTTCGGCGTAGTGCTTGTCGTGAAGGAAGAACTCGATGACCTTTCCTAAGGTATAATCCTCGCCCTTTAGTTCGATGTCGAATCCGTTCTGGATAGTGCTTACTGTCGGGATGATATGGTTCTCGCCGCTCTCGATATCGCGGATGAATTTCGTGCATTTGTTAATCATAATCTGCGCGGCCTTACTCACAATATCCGTGTTCGTGAAGACACCCACCGTCTCGACGACGAAATCGAAACTATCGGGTTTCGTAAACCGCTGGGCATCAAGAAGAGACCAGTTTTTTCGCTGGGCTTTCATTTCCTCGCTTCCCACGGCGGCTACACCTTCCTTCACGAGCTCGGCTTCTTTGATTCGCCACGCTTCATCGACTTTCGCGGGGTCCATCGTCATTTGATAGGCACATGTGCTCACGACATTAAAAGCCCCGTCCTGTTTGGCACTGCCGATATCGAGGTCGCATGTCATCGTGAGTCGTTCGCCTTCGCCATATTCGGTCATTTTTGGGAGGAGGCGAGCGAACTCGATGTAATCGCCGGTAATGGCGTTGGGCGAGAATATTTCGCGAACTTTGACATCAGTGAGGTATTTGCCATTGGTCTTGTTTTTCATTTTGAAATCTTTGGTGGTGACGTAGCGGATTTCGCTTCCGTCGGCGACGACATCGATTTCAACGGCGTAATCTTGGTAGGGGAAATCGGTTTCGGTGATATGAATTGGTATGCAGCTCAAGCGTTGCTTGAGTATCTCGTTATGCAATCTCGAGGTGTTTGTGGTTATCGAAGCCTTGCATTCAGAGTAAGGAAATGTGCGGAATACGAGCGTCGGGACGTCTGACAATATTATACGACGTAAAGCGTTCGCCAAGCTCACGTTTATTTTGTCGATGGTGAATCTGAGTTCATCTCGTTCATCGGTTTTTGATACGATGCGGGGGGTATATTTGCTTGAAGCGCTAGCGGAATGGAAAGGCGCGGATGTTTCGGTGGCGGACACAGCATAAGACATTTGAATATACTCGCTAGGTAATAATAATAACCAAACGTGTTTATATATTATATTGATATAAACAATTGATTTATAATCAATTTTATTTTTGGATTCTATATACACAAACGCGTCAAAACTCACATAAAAACTTATCGTTGATTTAGTAATAGGGAATATGTCGTCTATTATTTACTATAGTACACACTGTGATAAATCCAAAGCCGTATTAACCGCCTTGTCTAAATCACGCGTTCAGGATGACATCCATTTTTTATGCATTGACAAACGCGTCAAGGCTGAAAATGGCAGTGGTGCTTGGCACATCGTCACGGAAAGCGGCGATAAAGTCCTCCTCCCGCCTCAAGTCAACCGTGTCCCTGCCCTCCTGCTCCTGAATAAAGGGCATATGGTTCTTTACGGCGAACAAATCCTACAGCATTTTCAGCCGAAAAATGTCGCGCTGAATAACGAAGCGACCGGTTTCAATGGCGAGCCGAATTCGTTTTCGTTGGGGCGCGAAAGTATGGGCGGGTTTGGTGTGGCTTCGGACAATTATAGTTTCCTAGACCAGAGCCCTGATGAACTCTCCGCGAAAGGGAACGGTGGAATGCGGCAGTTGTATAACTACGCGACGATTGATATCGTGGATAAAATAGAGACGCCGCCCGATACTTATTCGCCGGATAAAGTTGGGAGTGTTTCTTTAGAGCAATTACAGCAGAAGCGGAACAGCGAGATTCAGCAACCGAATGTGAGTAATTATATTAAAGGGGGGATTCCGCCCCCCAACGACGGTGGTGCTGGTTATGGAAGGGGTGGCG